GTTGTAATTCATATCCGAGCAAAATTTCCTCAGTGGTTGCCCACTGAGTACAAAACTCTTGAAAGAAAGACAACCACGGTAGTGGATTTTATCGTTAAACCTTCAGCTAAAGGTTGCAAACGTCGCACCGACTACAACGGTACGTTTTTAGCAATTTTTATCATAACCCCCCCAAACTATATTATGGGGCTGGGCCTGCTTGAATGGTGGAGCGTCAAGCTCTCTTAGGCACCTATACACCCCCCTTTCGGAGGGTGTATTTCCAAAATTAATTTTGCCTATACATAGGCAGGGCGCGCTGTTTGATAGAAAACAGTCGGACAGCATAGAAAATACAAACAAGTAAAATCTACGCCAGCACCAACTGCACTCTGAACAGTGACATTACGCGTCCCATTATCAGTCGCATTATCAAGCGACCTAAACTGAACATCCAGAATAGCACCTTGTTCATCGGTGCCATCAACTGAAGATCCCAACGCATAATACGAAGGATCAACCAAGGAAAAGTTCCTATTGTTGAAATCTGGCAAATTAAAACTTACACTGGCATTAGTCTTATTAGACGTAATTGCCACTCCAGCTAAACCATCTCTATATTGAGTCCGTCTTCCTAAAAAGTTGGATTTAGAGGATAGAGTAGCTGTAGTACTAATACTATCTGCAAGCGAAAAATAACGATTATCAGTAGTATTTTCTTCAGTATCAGTCGTTCGAACCACTTTGATATCATCAACGAAACCATATTTGTCACTATGGACAGTTGCGTTTACGTTGATACCACCTCGGTAGCCCAAGAACATACCTGATACCCAAGGCATAGGATGCATAGTATTATAAGCATATGGGTTTGTACCCGCAGATGCTACTATATTTGCACCACTAACAGGCCATGAGGTTTGAAAACCTGGAGTATAAGGCATGCGTTTAAACAATTTCCTATACAACAGTAAACCAGCTCCAGTTGTGGATGCTTCGGTAGCAACGGTATCCATTATTGTATACCGATGCAAAATATTACGCAAAGAACCAACACATTCACCATAATTAAGCGCATAACGCTCAATACCAGTTTTTGCTGGAGTACCCATGACAAGTTGACTCGAAACTACATCTGTATGATCCTCAGCTTGTAACTCAAAAAAGCTGGGTACAACATTAGTACCATCAGGACCAATATGACCAGCAGGATTTGCAAATTCAAAATTTTCCGCTCCACGAATGAAGAAATTCAAATTAATTGAACCTGAAACCGGTGCTGTTAAGCCAGTTAAAACTCGCACTGTTAGGATACCATTATCGATACCCAAACGTGGTGCTAAAGCATTACCTTCTGACCAATTATCTTCTATTGTTTGATCGATCTTTAACCAAGGCAAATCTTGGTGATATGGAATTCTAATTTCCACATCATCTCTCTCACCAATATCTAAAATTTCAGTGTAAACAGCATTTTCTGCTGGATCAGTAGTTGTGATATCACCACGTGGATCATACGAAATTTTCAAACGTCCTTTGTGAAATTTAGTACACACTACTTTCACACGTAATATAAGATCACCCCGCCAATGTTTAAACATCGAACCAATATAAGATAAAGGCACATGCTGTGTTTGTTTACCAACATTTACGGATAACGTATTTTTAACATCAACAGAAGTTGCTTGAAAAGGATTTACACGCATATTCCACAATTGCGTTCCATCTAAATCAGTTGTAGACCAAGAAGTTGCTGAAAAATATGATTCTTTCGTTTTAAGATACGATAAACTCAATTCATCAGCACTTCCAATACCATGTGGACTTGGATCAATGGAAAGTTCTTGTTTTGGATCAAGTGCTAATTTTTGCACTTGTGTACCAATATGGGCACTAGCTAACATTGGACCATTCATAGGTTGGTAACCATGTACATCACTAATGACTGGAACATTGGTGAAACCAAATAATGTAGCAATTTTTGAGACTGCTGAAGCCCCTATTTCTGTAGCTCTGGCAAAACGACCTATAATAGGTACGTGTGTCAAGCTTTGAGCAATAGAAGCCAAAGCAGATGCTGGAGCAGATACAACTCCAGTTCCATATTCATCAGCTTGTAATACTAATTTAGAAGTTGGACCCATCAATTGAACATCTGACATCCATGCATAAATACGCACAGTTACTGCTGTCGTACCTCCTGTCACAGCTGTTTTCAAAGGGTTATACACTACAAAATTAAGTGTTCCCATATTTTCTACCTCATTTGCACTGGTTATATCTAACCAATTCTTATGCAAAAAGAAAGGTAATTTCATTTCACCACCAGCATTAGCTTGTGGGTACAAATAAAATCCTGGTTGTTGCGAATATGGCACCAACGTTGGATTTATTGGGAAAGTAGGGATAATTTTATCCCCTACAAAACCCAAAAGAGGCGAATAACACATTCGCATCATACCATATTGAAATGGCGTTCCATTTAAAATAACTTTAATATGAAGATTACCACGCAAAAAAGCGTAATTATCAATCTTCTTTTTAATTTGTGTGTTATTCAAAAATAAATGCCACGGTTTAATGGTATCTAAAATAGTGATTGGACTTGAAGTAGTCCATGTTATGGACCGAATAAGTGTTGGACGTGAAAGAAAACTTCCAAGTCCAATGTCTTCAGTCCCATCAACAAGAGCGACATTATTTGTGCTTGACGGAGCGTCAACACATACACCACCCTCATTATCAATAAAAGTAACTGTTTGTTCAACAGTAGTGGAGCTACCTATAGCTTCACTGGTAATGACACTTTCTGCTTCTTCAAAAGTCGCAGATTGAAGTTCAAAATATTGGGGATTCTTACTAAAATGTTCAAATGGGATATCCTTTCCCATAAGACAAGTGGTGGTACTTCCGGTGACCACCTCAACACTTTCTTTATTATCATTATTATTACTTTTTTGTGACCTATGTTCAACAGGAGAGATCGGCCAAGACCCAACCTGCGTGGGGGATACATCTTTCGATGCTCGCCAGAATCTATCGACTAGATCATCCCACCCTGGGAGAGTTGTATCCGTCACATATTTATCAAATGGTTCTTGTGTAAGAACATTTCTGAAAAATCTATGATGGTGTTCGAAAATTTCTTTACCATAAAAGAAATATTCGGAATTTGCACTCGATATTACCGCAACCATTTGCGCATATTTATCGATTGTCTTTGAAGGCACCCACGTAGTGAGTGACTTGTGAATTGATTGTTCCTCTAAAGGACAAAGCCAAGCTTTAACATCTTCATCATAACGCCATTTGCGTTTCAAAAATTGACATTCACCAATGGAAATATAGGGTACAGATTCTGACTCTTTATCTGCCATGGTGTACGTTACACCAATCTTTATCAAAACGGATTGAACAGCAGTATGATTAAACCAATCTGCTCTTACAGAAACACCCATAATATTATCATCACCATACGTAAATAAATGCACATTTGATTTAAAACTAACGCATGTAAATTTTGGATTCAACATGGTATAACAATATCTCATATAAAGACTGTTAACAATTGAATTAATAATAACAGTCAAAGGATGTCCTGAAGGATTAGTACCAAAAAATTCAATTAAATCGGCATTAACACTGACTACTGGAAATGCCACATCCTCACCTATACACATAATTTCGCGGACTTCGTCTGGTTCGAAACCCGCTGCTTCATATATGTGCGCAATTACTTGAAAAGCAGCAAGAATGAAATCAGCGATCATGGTTTTATCAAACCAAGCATAATCACCGGCAATGATGCGGTCAGCACCAAATTCTGTCAAATAATCATGCACTTGACCCCACTCAGTAGATTGACAAACAGTACCTGGTCCAGCTTCAAAAACAAATTTATTTTTCTGAACCAATCTAACAAAAGTCAATAAACGAGAACGAACGACTAAACTCCAATCAACAGGAGCTCCTGTAAAAAGTCGAGTTTTCTTATTCTCAATTTTTGTAAAAGAAGTGGCCTCGTCTTTCAAATGTCCAGTATAAACTGGATAAGCTCGTTCACCTTTTGCGTATTTACCCAAAATAATATCAACACGTTCTAAAATTTCAGGTGAAAAAGATACGCCTTCCGGATAAAATTCATCTGGATCAGTATGCAAAAACTTCTTTTTACTACATGCCCAAGGAAAACCCATAGATGTACTAACATTTAGACGATCTACAAATTTCACTCCAGGTAAACCATTAATACTAGCACGCGTAGATAAAAATATGAGTTCTTTTTCCCAATCTTGAGGTAAACCCTCCAAAATATCCTTTGCAAACTGATGTACACAATGTTGTAACACGACGCGATCATGCGTCACATTTGGTTTAACCATTTGTACAATATTTTTCCGCCAAGGTTCCCAGCCTGACATAACAGGTGCGCCATATTTGATCTTATAATCAAAATGATCGCACATAATATCAGCCATAGGTGTTTCACACACACGACTCTTGGGTTTGGGTCGAAACCCAGCAAAAGAACCATATATATTAGCTACACCAGTCTCCAAATATCTAACCACACTTTTATGGTGTGGTTCAGTTAGAACTTTGGAGTATATGCCACATTCCAAAAGTGGAGCACCACCACCTTGAACTTCAACCTTCAAACCGGTAATGCGTTTTTGATTATTAATCAAATTTTCTAAAGCATCATTGGATACATAAAGAAAACCACATTGAACACCATAACCCAAAGTATGAATTCCAAGAATAACAGGTCCTCGTGGGGTATCAGCAATAGCTAAACCACCACAATCACCCGCTTTTGTGTCTCGCGGACCTACACCACAATAAACACGTGGTGATATACCCAAAGCCTCAATTGGAAATTGCTCGCTTGCTGACATATTATAAATATCTTGTGTTTCACAATCTCCATTAGCCAATCTACGTACAACAAATGCCTTAGTCACTGGAATAAAATCCTTTGTCCAAAATTTTGTTATATCTTTAAATGGTGGTAATGATCTAAATTCAATAAGACACAAATCTTGATCAATTATGCGCACAATATCACGCGCCATGACTCGAACTGTCATATTATTCGTCACACCTTGTGAAAGTGTTGATTGAATAATAGTCACCTCATAATCAGCATCTTTTTCCGAAAATGCATGATTATTGACAAGACAAAAATGTCCGCGAACAAAAACAGCACCTATGCCCAACTTCTTACCACTTACTTCATTGTGAATTTCTAACCGAACACAACTACGCCCAAAAAGTTCCCTTGCTCGGGAACTATCAATTCCAACCAAACTTTGTGAAGCAGTTGGAACATCAAATTTAGTAAGTTCTAATGTTGGATTATACCAAACATTTTGACTTTCTTCTTGTGGAATATCACCCTCAGTAGTGCCGTGAATATTACCTTGTATTTCGGTGGGAGATACAATTTTTTCATCTTCATCTTTCTTGCGAAAATTGGAAGCAAAATAAACAGCAGCCCCACTAGCAAACATACCTAAGCAAATCAATAATGCCCTCCATTTGTGATTATCCACTCGCAAATCATTCATATGACCCAAAAGTCTCATTTGAATATCTTGCGGATAGTATCGCCACACATGTTGCACTAAAAATTTGCGAAAAAGTCTAAAGCGAGCTACATACATATGGAAATTTATAACATATTTAAATGTTAAGAAACCCATACAAATACTCACAAAAGATTCATAAAAAATATTTAGAAAATATTCACCCCAAGTTGCATTGTATGCTGCCTGCACCGCACATTCACAATCGCGCGAAACTAACAAACATAAAGGACACACTTGCAAATTAGACATACCTTCATCACAATGCATACTTTTAGCCTGAACATTCTCATGTGCGCGACTAGCCTCACCATAAAATTTCAGAAATTCAGCTGAATTTTCAAATATTTTAACGGTTTCCAAAACTGCTCGGTCACGTTGACCATCAAATAATGGTACAACTTTTTGTACAGTTATACGCCAAAAATCTGGAAAAGCACCATCAATTGGTGGTAAACTTGAAGGATTTATGAAACGTCCATTTTCATGGATGTATTCTTTCTTTGGTTCCACATGTACAACAAAAGGTAATCTTCGTCGTACAGCTAATGGACACCAAAAATACTCATGAGCATTCAAATCTGATGCATTTGTTGTCGCTATAACGACTTTGGCAAGAACAGGTGTCTTGCCTTTATCCTCCAACGCAGCTTGTGGAGGTACATAAGGTACATTATTAATGACATTTAACATCTCCATCAAAGTAGGATCTGCATCACTTGCTTTATTAGGCAAGAGAAAAGCAATGTCATCCATTTGTATGCACCATTTACTAGAGTCGAAATTGCTCCAGTATTCATCTGCGGGATTACGAACATACCTATAATGATCATCACATTCCAAACCATGTAATCTACCATAATAGTAATATAACATTTTTGAAAATGTTGATTTCGCAACACTTGATGTACCATGAATCAATACACCAAAAGGTTGTGTGCGTTCTTTTTGAGATGCTCTGCGAGTAATCTCAGTATTTTTTAGCAAACGAATTGTTGCTAATTTACGCTGTAAAAGCGCATTATCACCACCACTACGAACCTTTGTATATTTAGCATAAGCTTCGCCCCTTTCATACAAATCATTTATATCTGAAACGTAAGTAAAGTATGTGGTTCCATGTGGCTTGAGATTAGCTGAAAAAGGAGCAAGAGCAACTACTCTATCTACTTCCTTCATCCACTCACTATACTCATCACCCGAATGCAAAAAACGTGAAACATCACCTGTTAAACGAAAATCATTAATTCGTTCACAAATAAACAAAGTAGTATCTATAACAGACATCCACATTTGTGTTCTTGAAGTTTTACATTCCATAGCTTTCATTTCTAATCGAGTATAATCTCGATCATTCAAAGTTATCCCAAATTTTGTAAGAAAACCTTGAACTAGTAAAAATGTATAAAGATTAGAAACCTTCTGAAACATTTCACTATTAGTTGTTGTATTGACAACATCAAAACCTCCTCTAAGAAGTTCCAAAAAATCACTAAATTTATCACCCTGTACTTGTGGTGACATAATTCCATAAATTTTTGTCAATACATCACGTGCAGCCATTCGCGTTGTAAATAATCTATAACCCAAAATAGTTAGACGATAAAAGTCTTCACTAGTTTGGCATTTTTGATACCAATACGCTAAAGTTGATACGTGATCAAGCTGATCAGTCAGCCAATTGATGCTTTCAATTGCATCATTATTTGCACCTAATTTTAATAAGTGTTTTTTAACGAAATGAAT